GATCAGTGAAAAATATCTTCGAGTTGTTATCAAAATAACGTGCTAATGGCCCCATTTCAGGGCTGTGACAAACGTATCGACTCGAAACAGTGCCCCCGGAGGTCCGGGGGAACGACTTCTGGGCTCTCAGGTTCTACAGAAGTTGTTTCTATAGTCCAAAGAACCGACGCTGTCCTTAAAGGTCTTGTCCTGTTAGTTAGGCACCATGGTGCCAAGGACGAGATCGTGGAGCAACTGGAAAAACAGTTGCACTCATTCTTAGATAATTCTGGTTGTGAGACGGTTTGGCTTTCACGTATTAAATACGTTTACACCTACCCTCTCGCAAAATATCTTAAGAATGATCCTCCACCCTCCCCTGATCGGTGTTTTGTCCCGACAGGAGGTCTTCGTAGCTGGATGAAAGAACGTTTAAACGCTCTTAATACTACGAACTATCGATTATGGTGCTCTTGGTTACAATGCAAGAGATCGACACTACCTCTCTCCGAGGACATAATCGAGGCTGCCTACGATAAGCATCTCCTCACCCTTACCAAATTTGATAATGGGGATGATGAGACTATCCGGCAGATCTTCCGAAATCGAACCTTTTTGAAGGTGATTTGGGAGTTGAGAAACGCCGTAACAGAGGCGTATTCTGCGTCCAAATCCTTTGAGGATTGGATGCCTTCGCATAACTCGTGTTTTGAAAATACACGGGCAGCGGGGGGTCAGAAGACTCAGCTCGCGGAGATCTGTGGCCTTGAGGAACGAGATGGTGACAAGAGTCACAAGAATCTATATCCTCTCGCTCAGACGGAATTCTTTTCTATCGAATATCGCCCTTGGGTTTATACCAAGACTGGTGTAAGTTATAACTTCCATCAGGAGCGTAGGCATCATTATGGCCATGAAGAATGGTCCCAGCTACGAGAAGCTGCCCTGGCTATTGACTTATCAAAGCCTTTGAACTGCACTATTCAAGCAGTTCTCGAACCTAATAAAGTTCGTGTGATCTCTAAGGGGAATGCTCTACCCTATTACACATGTAAACCGCTTCAGAAAGCATTACATGGATGTATGCGACAATTAGCGCCGTTTCGGCTAATTGGTCGGCCTTTTCTGGCCGATGATCTGATCCCGTTACAGCAGAATGCTGATTGTGATGACACCTGGTTCTCTGTGGATTATTCTGCAGCTACTGATGGGTTGTCATGGAAGTATTCCGGTAAAATCCTTAAATTTCTTATTCAGGATTTACCAGAGGTGGATCAAGAGCGGGCTATGATGGTTTTAGGACCACATGCCCTTCACTACCCTGTTAAGGGCGGTCGTCGCGATATTGTTCTTCGCGGAGTGATGCAGAATGGTCAATTAATGGGTTCGATTTTATCGTTCCCCATACTCTGTCTCGCCAACTTTGGAGTCTACTGCCTCGCCACTCATTCACGACATGATCGTGAGGAATGGTCCTTTGAGGATCGAATCAACCATGTTCTTATTAATGGTGACGATATGGTGTACTCTGACAAACCTGAATCATGGAATGATCTTGTTTGTATTGCAAAGAAAGTTGGTCTTGAAATGAGTGTAGGTAAGGCATATGTCCATCGTGAATATGCGAATATCAATTCTACATCTGTGATCGCCCCTCTTCAATATGAGGGAGTGATGAGAACCCCTAGAGAGGTTCCATACCTTAATACTGGCCTTTTCTTTGGTCAGCATAAGGTTCAAGGGAAGACTGAATTAGCTTCCCAGCACACGAAGGCGTCTGAAGGACTGATTGTTAACTTGAACACAGTTCTCGCCGGTTCGCGTCCTGGCCACGAATCAACTCTACTTAAGGAGTTTCTCTCATACCATGGTGAAAAGATCTTCGATGAATGTAAAGTGAAGACTTTACTAGGTCGGAGATTTGTCCGAAATCTTTTCATCCCCATCGCTTTAGGCGGAATGGGTGTTCGACCACCGATCGGGTGGAAGTGGTATATTACTAAGGAAGAGGTTTACGTTGCGCATGGTTTCATGAAGATGATCCCTGCGTGTGCTCTTACGGCGCAATCTCCAGTTCTGGGTTACCAGTTGGAAGAAAAGTTAGACGCTGTAGTAAACGTTCCTTGGGACATGCAGATGGATATTATACGTGATATCCGCGTCCCTAAGAGAAAAATCTCATGCCCTATTATTCGACATTATTGTCGAACAGGGCTGATTCGTGTTGTTCCCTATAAGTCGGCAGCCTTGGCCGTTGAGGAAGAAAGAAAGGAGGAGTTCGTCTCTCATCCAATACCAGTTGATCTTCTGGTGGATGGGGACGATCGGATCTAAACAAGACAGCGTTATCCTATAGTAGGTGGCCTCTTGCTGTTCCGTAGACCGGTTCAAGTCTTTAAACTGAACTAAGGGCGGTGGATGTAGTTTCGTCTAGTTGGTGCAAATGCAACTAACTTAGGCTAATTGGACGATTCCCACTGGCACCTTATTCTTGACCGGGATATGTCGTTAAACTGTCTATTGGGTTCATATATGTAAACCTTCCAAACCGGTGTATCAGATAGTATGCTACTATCTTTGCTTAATACTTCCGGGCTAAGTTCCATTATATCTCCCGCACGAGCTTCGCTTGCGATCTGTGCTGATATGAGAGAGATGGATAAATGCCGAGAGACTACACGGATGGGGGAGAGGTGACTCTCCTTTATATGGATGTATAGTCCGCTAGTTCATGGCGGATCCAATACAATGAACGGACAACAACAGCAAC